GTATCCTCAACAACACCCCAAAGTTTTACCCAAGAGACCCAAGAAGCGGCGGTCCATGCGGCTTTATCGGCTGCTGGCAGGGATGCTAAACAAGCTGAAGTTAATAAGGCTGAAGCAACTCGGCTAGCAACTGAAAGGGCAGAATTAGATGCCGATAAGGAGAAAGCTCGAAAGGCTAAAGAAGAGGCGGAACTAGAAGCTGCCCAAGGTAACCCCGACCTCTTAGATGTCTATAAACTCAAGCATACCCTTAATGCTAGAGAAGCTGACCTTGCCAAGAGAGAAGAAGACCTTGCCAAGAATGTGAAGGCGAATGAGGAAAAAGTGGCTGCTGCTGAGGCTACCAAAAAGGAGATTACCATTTGGAATATAGCTCAGAAGCACACTCTTGACGCCTCAACTCTAAAGACAAAGGCTGAGGAACTTAGTCTAACGACTGATGAGCAAATCGTATCTCTGGCTAAGGCTATGTCTGGGGGTAAAGGCACCACCTTGCACGGCGACTCCGGTAAGACGACTGGGGCAGGATTCACCCCAGATAAGGACAATCCCGATGAAACCCTAAAAAGGGGGTTTCAACAAGTGAGAAAATAAAGGAGGTTAAGCGATGCAAACGCTTGCACAGTATGAATATCTTGATAGAGATATGATACTGAAGGGAGTTGTTGATTGGCTGGTAAAGGAGAGCCCATTACTAGATGTCCTTCCCCAAAAACCAATTCAAGGTAATTCCCTGAAGTACAATGTCTCTCTTACTTTACCTACTGCCTCTTGGCTGACAGTCGGCGACCAGATTGCAGAAAGCACTGGCACTTTTGAGCAGAGGAGTACAGACATCTATACCTTGATTCAGAATGCCTACACCGACAAGTCTAAGATTGCTCTCAATGCTACTCAAGACCCAGAAGCGATTGATGCAGCTCTGGCGGCTCAGGCTATGGCACATGAGATTGAGAAGACCTTAATCATCGGGCAGACTTCGGTGGATAGCTCTAGTAAGCAATTCAAGGGTCTTCTGCGGATAGTGGCAGAGCTTGAGTCAGCTACAACAACCGACTTGGATGCTATTCACAACGACCAGGTAATAGCAGGAACTGATTCTACTGGTGCGCTGACTATGGCATCTATGGATGAGTTGATTGACCAGATAAAGCCGGGTAAGCCTGATATGCTCTTGATGTCCAGAAGGATGAGACGCAAGCTCAACATTCTATCAAGGGCAAGTGGTAGTGGTGGACTGTATCTGGCAGATGCCAAACTGTTCGGTATCAAGATGATGCACTACGATGAAATACCTATCTATGTATCTGATTGGATTCTGGACAACTACCCTGAAGGTTCATCCAGCGTTCAGGCTATATCAACCTACGACTTTGATGCTGCTGCAGTTGCTGGCACAAACGAGAATAGCGTTATCTTTGCTCTACAGTTGGGCGAGGATAAGGTAACTGGTCTTAATGCCGGTGAAATGAAGCATGAAAGGGAGGAGTTCGTAGAGGACTATAACGCCATCTGTAACAGGTACATTATGTACACTGGTCTGGCGTGTTTCAATAAATTTAGTCTTGCGGTATTAACTGGTGTCAACCCGAGAGACAGTTAATCCCAGATAGGTTGGGGGTGAACCTGAAAACCTCAAAGACCCAGGGAGGTGGGTCTCTAATATACCTCAATTCTATTTAAGGAGAAAAACGAAAATGGCTGGAACAGACCAAGTAACTGGAACACCTGTAATTCAGAGTTTAGTAGCCAAAAATGGTAAGTATATCATCTTGCCTGTTTGGGTTAGGGGAGATACGAAATACGGCACTCTAGCCCATCCTAATCCTCACGCCAATTCATCGGTAGGCGATACTGCACAGGGATACCCACATGGCACCGAGTTCGTGGATGGTGATAGGGCATTCTTCTATGGCTATGTGTCCACCGTCTATACTGCGAACAAGGCTAACATTGGTATGTTCAATGGTAAAGAATCTGCTAGTGGCACTGGCACTATTACCTGGGGGGCTACGGCGGGAGTAGCTGGGGACACCAAGGTTGGAATCCTAGCATCAAGTCTAACAGACACTGCTCCAGATAAAGACGACTTCGCTGGTGGCTGGTTTATGCCTAGAACCAATCCCTACAGTTCCTACAGAGTTTTAGCTAGTTCTACAAGTGGTGCAACTACTAGCGGGGAAGTTGACCTCTATTTAGACTATGGGCTTGTAGAGGCTGTCTCTGCTAATCAAAGCTCTTGCTTCTTGAACTTCAGTGAGTGGAAGGGGCTTGTTCAGCATTGGGCTGGCGGTCTTGATTACGCTACCTGTCCAGGTGTTACCTTGATTGACCCAATCGCCTCAACTTGGCAGTGGGTTCAGAGTTGGGGACCTTGCTATGTGGTTCCTTACAATGAGGAAATAGGAGCAACTGTCAACAGCCACGACTGCTTTTTCCACATTGATGGAACTATCAAACTCCAGACTAGGGCTGCTGGTGCCCTTAATCAGAGGGCTGGATATATGCTCAATTCATCTGGCTCTGCATCAACTTCAACCTGGCTCATTAGGCTACAAATAAACAAATAAGGAGGAATGATGAAGAGGCCCAATATCATAGCTTTACCTACTTCACAAATGTTAGCTTTCTGCGACCTACTTGGTATATCTAGAGAGAAGCAGGGGAGCATTGAATCTATGATTCCTCTTCTTGAGAAAGCTGACTTCTCCAAATTGAAGGTCATATTCCCAGTAGACCAAGTGGAAGACGAGATTGTGAAGAGCAGGAAAGTTAGGTTGGGGAGAATCTAAGGAGGAAATAGAGG